TTGCCTATGCTGCCATTATCCGAGCACAGCGGATTGCCTATGTGCGTGATCAACAGGACAAAACGGTTGAAAGGATAGAAACCAAAGCAGGTAATGTGATTGGCGAGAAATGGGAAGTACAGCAGGCATGGGATAAGCAAAACGAGTTCATGAAAGCACAGGCCCGAGCTCAGAGCGAGCTTCGCAGCTTAATCAAGCAGTATGATGAGATGCTGCACAAAGACTGGGGCATGGCATCTGAGGAGCAGCGAAGTCGCATTGCACAGATTAAGGCTCAGACGGATAAGCTGACTGGAAACAATCAGGAGATCGAGGATATGAGCGAATCGGAGGCAGAGATTTATGGCGTATATGAAGAAACAGACGCTTAAATATGTGTTTTCTGAGAAACACAAGGAGTATATTCGCAGCTGCGTCTCCTGCGAGTTCAATGTGGCAGAGGGTGCTGTTCGAGCAGGCAAAACCGTTGATAATGTGTATGCCTTTGCACATGAGCTAAAGATCGCGCCAGATCGCATTCATCTGGCAACCGGCTCTACGGTCGGAAACGCAAAGCTTAACATTGGTGACTGTAACGGCCTTGGTTTGGAGTACATCTTCCGGGGGCAATGCCACTGGGGGAAGTACAAAGACAACGAAGCTTTGTACATCAAAGGTCCGTCAACCAGATTCCAGCAGAAGATCATTATCTTTGCCGGAGCTTCTAAGGCGGACAGTTTCAAAAAGATCCGAGGCAATTCATATGGCATGTGGATTGCAACTGAGATAAACCTGCATCACGACAGCACGATCAAAGAGGCATTAAACCGTCAGTTGGCGGCAAAGCACTTGCGAGTGTTCTGGGATCTGAATCCGGACAATCCGAATGCAACCATCTACACAGAGTACATCGACAAGTACAAGAAGCAGGCAGAGGAAGATAAATTTCCTGGCGGTTATAATTACATGCATTGCACACTGTACGATAATATGACCATCAGCGACGAGCGAAAACGCAAGATTGAGGCTCAATATGACCCGAACAGTATCTGGTATATGCGTGACATCAAAGGAATGCGCGTAGTTGCCAGTGGTCTAATTTACAGGCGTTTTGCAGATGATACCAGTACAAAGCAATTTGCATTTAGCCTGGATAAAAAGCCAACAGATCTGATGGAGATCATCTTGGGCATTGACTTTGGTGGTTCCGGCTCTGGTCATGCATTCACAGCGACTGCGATCACGAGAGGATATAGTGCGGTTATTGCACTGGCATCGGAGCGGATTGCTTGTAAAGATGAGCAGGGCAACCAGATCGAGATCGATCCGGAGCAACTAGGTACAATGTTCTGCAACTTTTGCCGGAAGATCATTAGCCGGTATGGGTACATTACAACCGTGTATGCCGACAGTGCAGAGCAGACATTGATTGCAGGAATCCGAAGCAGTTTAAGGCGAAACGGCCTGGGCTGGATCCGTGTAGAGAATGCCTTAAAAACAGAAATAAACGACCGAATTAACGCTCTTGTTATGCTGATGGCACAGGGGCGTTTTTTCTATGTCGGAAAGGAGTGCGCAAGCCTGGTCACGGCACTGTGTACGGCAGTGTGGGATCCGAATGAGATCACGAAGAATGTCCGGTTGGATGATGGTACAAGTGATATCGACAGTTTGGATAGCTTTGAGTACACGTTTGAGCGAAGCATTAGTATGTTGATCAGGTGCAGTTAAAAAGATGAGATATGCGACAATGTATGAAGCCATCCAGAAGATTCTGGATAAAGAAGAGCAGATTGATTATGTGCTCAGTGGAGAGTTTGCGCGGAGGATAGAGCTATGGAGCAACATGTACAAGGATAAAGCACCATGGCTAAGCCCAACGGTTCAGTCTCTATGCCTTCCTGCATCGGTGGCTGGAGAAGTTGCCAGACTTACGACACTGGAACTTCAGAGCCACATAAGCGGAAGTTCAAGAGCCAAATATCTGGATAAATTCTATCAGAGAGTGTGCGAAAAGCTCCGGATTCAGACCGAGTATGCATTTGCGAAGGGCGGCATGATCTTTAAACCATATCCAACAGCAAAAGGAATTGCTATTCAGTATATTCAGGCGGATTCGTTCTTCCCATTGGAATACGATTCGGAACAGATCACACGCTGCGCCTTTCTGGATCAGTTTCGAAAAGGGCAGGAGATCTACAGCCGAATTGAGTTGCATCATATTGATGGCGAGGAGATGAGTATTCGCAATCGAGTATTTGTTTCAAGGACAGATGGTGTGCTTGGAACAGAGGTACCGATTCAAAGCGTTTCGAAGTGGGCACAGCTGGCAGAGGAGATTCGCTTTGAAGGGGTTGATAAGCTGCCATTCGGATACTTTAAAGTACCACTTGGGAATAACAAGAATTCAGATAGCCCGCTTGGTGTTTCTGTCTTTTCAAGAGCAGATGATTTGATTCGTGAGGCAGATGAGCGTTATTCTCAAATCAACTGGGAGTACAAAGGAAAAGAAGCAGCTGTTCATATAGCACAGAGCTTATTAAAGTATCGGGCAGAAACAGACAGCTGGGAGTATCCGGCAGGAATGCAACGATTGTATCGAACGGTGGAGTACAATTCTGGGGCAATAGACAAGCCTTTTATGGAGACGTATTCACCGCCAATCCGAGACGAATCATTCTTCAATGGATTAAACAACCAGCTGCGTAAGATTGAGTTTAATTGTAATTTGGCCTATGGAACACTTTCAGACCCGAATAACACGGACAAGACGGCAGAGGAGATCAGAGCCAGCAAGCAGAGGTCTTATTCATTTGTCAGTGATTGTCAGACGGCTCTACAGAACGCGCTGGAAGATCTGGTGGACGCTATGTGCTTCTGGTGTGATGTGTATGGTCTGGCACCGTCAGGCTCCTGCAATACATCATTTTCTTGGGATGACAGCATCGTTGTGGATGCAGACAAGGAGCGAGATCAAGATCGTCAGGATGTGGCAATGGGAGCTATGCAGTTGTGGGAATACCGTATGAAGTGGTATGGAGAAACAGAAGAACAAGCAAAAGCAGCTGTTCAACAGCCGGCAGAGGTGATTGAATGACACAGGGCGAACTCGAACAGATTCCGCAGCCATTTGTAGAGCTGATGTCTGAGCTGGAAATGCGTATCATGAAGGACATCATTGAGCGCATCAAAGTGAATGGTTTCTTGCCTGCCTCTGCCGACTGGGAGATCTCCAGACTGCAGCAATTAGGTGAGTCAGATGAGCAGATCCGAAAATGGATTAAGGAGATACTTGAGAAGACAGATGACGAGGTGGACAAGATCTTCTCGGATGACGTATACCGAGAGTATTACGGGCACGATCGAGAGTATCAGGTGTCTGGCTTTGAGCAGATTCCTCTTGAGCAAAATGTCCAGATGCGGCAAGTGATTGAGGCATCCAAAAAGCAGACCAAGGACACGTTCCGAAATCTCACAGGTTCAACAGGATTTGCAATTCGTGATCCTGTGACAGGTAACATCATGTATTCGCCCACGATGAAGTTCTACCAGCAGACATTAGACGCAGCCATAATGGATATTAAATCAGGTGCATTCTCATACAATACCGTCTTAGCACGCACGATCAACACGATGACCACCTCCGGACTCAGATGGATTGATTACGACTCTGGTTGGCATAATCGAGTCGATGTGGCAGCCAGAAGAGCGGTCATGACAGGCTTTCGGCAGGTGCAGGGAAAGATTAACGAGCAAGTGGCAGAGGACCTTCAGACGGACACATACGAGGTTACATATCATGTCGGAGCGCGTCCAACTCATCAGCCGTGGCAAGGTCGAGTCTGGACGATGCAGCAGCTGCGAGATATTTGCGGACTGGGAACTGTTACCGGACTACATGGGGCCAACTGCTATCACGATTACAAACCGTTTATTCCTGGCGTATCCGTTCGTACCTACACGGATGAGCAGCTTGACCAGATGATCAAAGAGGAGAACACTCCGAAAGAGTATCTGGGCAAGAAGTACACCACATACGAGGCACTTCAAGCACAGCGAAGAATGGAGACTCGGATGCGAAAGACCCGTCAAGACATCCACCTGATGCAGGACGGCGGTGCTGATCCACAAGACATTGTGCTGAAAAAAGCCAAATATCAAGGACAAATGCAGATCTACAAAGCGTTTTCAGAAGCAATGGAGCTTCCAGAGCAGATGGAGCGAGTGTATCAGGATGGATTACGTGGCAGGTTTACGCCAACTAAGGCAGAACTAAAGAAAACAATGCCAACAACATTGAAAAATGCGGCTGGA